GCGTGGGCGGGCTTACGACCGCGCACTACATCAACCAATAGTATAACATGAGCGTCGGCACCATGCGACCTTATGCTGTTGCATAAAGCCCACGATTTGTTCTCAGTTACAGCGCGGCGAACATGCTTTTGCCAGCGAATTTTAAGTGCGCGATTGACTTGACTGCCGCATACTGTAATGCCAACATAGTGCTCATTTGTGACTACGTTGACGATCATGTACAAGGCATGCTTAGTGTCTTGTCTACGTTTACGAGTGCGTTTTTCCATACTCTTAGTATAGCAAAACGGACTAATATTGTCAACTTGTAGGGCTACTAGTGTGAAAAAACAACACCGAAAAGCCTCAAAATCTAGATAAAATGCTTAATTTTTCAGCAATTTGGTGTTGTTTTAGCGCCACAGATCGGCACTTAGTGTAGAGTGCGATTTGACCCAGTTAGTTCATCAATTCCAAATATTTCCAGTATAGCAGCCACGGTCTCGCTAGGGTTTTCAAACCCAGCAGCCGGGCCAAATACTGTTTTAAGGTTACCGTCCTTGTCAATCAAAAAGCCTACATCTGTATCTTCGATATCCATGGAATCCGTTTCCTCGAGTTCCAAACTATTATATTCTCCGTCCTGCTCTGGCTCAACTTGATTTCGTTTCGACATTATGGAACTCCTTAGTAGTCCTTGTATTTACATCAATTGTGATGCTGCAATATCAAGATAGTTTATTTAAAAAGTATCAAACTCATCAAAATAGTTTGACCCACAAACCCTAGGCAAATAGTAGCAATGTACAGATAATTACGTTCAAACAAACTCTTAAAGAAAATTGCTACCAATCCTCCCCAAACAAACAACATAATATCCACAGGTGGCATTTTGTCACTTTGCTGAGTCAGTACTGCTAATAATGTAGGAACACTGCTAAGGTGTAGCATAACAATAGTCAACCACCCTAGAGTGTGTGCGCTGATGTTTACTAGATGGTTACGAATAAATTCAAAAATAACTGTAGGTATATTAAGAATACCTTCTAACAATCTAGTAAGTGCAGGGTCTCGATCCATTATGTTTCCTTATCTATAAAAAATATGACGTCCAATTTTAGCAATCTTTTCTCGCCGCCAATTGGGGTTTACGTAATCTGCATGATAATACATGGCTTCGGTTAGAGTAGGCAACCTGAACCCTTCCAGCAGAACTTTTTTAGCTACTTCCATACACTCATCATAGATTTCTTTGTGTATAGGCCTATTACTAGCAACACGATCACAATACCAACTAAATTGACACACTACCTTTTCGTAGAAAACATTCTTTTGATAGACTACACGACAAATATCCGCAGGAAAATTTCCCGAGTCAACTCTATTAAGAGTAACTTGTGCTACAGCTACTTTGCCTTCGAAAGGTTCAGTTCCGGCTTCGAAATAGATGTTTCTTGCCAAACAGGCAAGTTGCCGTTCGCGTACTTCAACAGTGGCCGCATGAAGCTCTGGTCTTTCTAGTTTTGCAAACTTTTTTTCTACTGTCCATGTCAGTAGATTATAGCAAAAATACAGACCCATTAGCATAAAAATCAATGCTAACGTATTCACCAAAATTTTTGGAGAATAAAAGCTACGCATGTCGGTAGGTTGTAAGTCTGACATACTTCCTCCTAGTTTATAGCCAATTGGCTTTAGATTATAACATTATCCTTGAGAGAATTCAATCTCTATGGACAACAACGACCGGACACAGTCCTATTGGTGATTTCTTGAGCATAGGCTACAGGATCTGTTAAGCGTACAAATTCTATGCCTTGCTGTCTCATTACAGCGATATTTTTACCTTCTACAATAGCAGCTTTGACGGCCTCGCCATAAATGTTTGGAGCCGCTGCTTGTTCAATAAATTCCCTTATTCCGATTTGTGCTTCGTCCGAATGCACGTTATGTAAGTCACTGACGAACCCAATGACCGACGATGTCGATCCTTTGATTTCCTCTGGTACTATACCAGCTGTAGCTAGATTTTTCTTTTCTAAAAGTAGCCTATGAAATACTTCTTCAAAGGCTCGGTTGGCTGAATTCATTTCGTCACGCAACTCTTCGGTAGCCGGATGAATAAAAGGTTCAGCAGCAGCCAATATGTCATTGGCATATTCTTGATCATAAAACTCATTGTCACGATTATTGTAAGCAGTTTCTAGAGCCACACGCAATGCCGCACCTTGATCAGTTTCCAACAACCTATCTTGTGTACTGGTCATGGCAGCTATCTGTGTGACAAAACCTGCACCAATCAATGATCCCATGACATCAGTTATAGTAGGATTGCCAAATATACCAGTACCAGATCCAATGAGATCAGTTAGTCCCGGTGGACTTAATGCCGCTTGATATCTTGTAGTATCACCGGCTAGATCTTTTAAGTAGTTGAGATTAGGCGATTCTATCTCATTGAGAAATCCACCTACATGTTGCCAGTCATTGGCATTAAATGTATTACCGACTACATCTGTAAGTTTGTCAGTCAAACTAGATAAACTATTACCTATCACACTACTGGCTTTTTCACCTAAGGTAGTGATAGGATTGAGTACGTCTGCTAGATTTTTCAATGGAGAACCATCAGCAGTACTGTATCCAGTGGCATCAACGATCTTTTCAACTACACCACTTGGTATTTCGCTGATAGCTGCGAGAATATTTTTTGGGTTGGCTGAGCTCAATGATTCTAATGCTACGCCGTGGTTTTCTAATGCGCCTAGGAATTTTTCACCAAATCCTTGATTGGTTAAGTTTTCAACAAGACCTGCCGGAGTAAAACTTTGCAGTAAATTACTTGGATCTGCCATTGCTCCAAAGTTTGGTAGTGCACCTTTTAAACTATTAAAGGCATCGCCGGTTATATCACCAAATGCCTTAGTCAGACCTCCGGTGCATAAATCAGCCATGCTGGTAAATTTGTGACCTAGGTCACCACCGGCGATATTGAAACTAGCAGCCTGCATTAAGCTGCCACTTAGATTAAAACCATTTTCACAAAATGCTTTTGCTGATGTGATACATTCAGTTAGTCCAGGTACACCATTTTTAAGAAATCCCTGAGCCTGTCCCATTACACCGTCAATCAAATTACTGGTAGGAAAATTCATACCAGCTGGTATAAGACTTTGTAGACCACCACTGCATATACCAGTTAAAGCACCCGGTAATTGGCCAAGTGCTCCTTGTACAGCTGGTCCACAGGCGCCAAGGCATTGTTGCGCCAGACCGCTTAGACCACCATTGGTAAAACTACTACACACACTGCTTAATGGGCCTGATGCACATAAAGCAGGCAAAGCTCCACCAGCCAGCCCACTAAGGCCACCAGCACCTGCACCGGCTAGTAAACTACCTGCGCCAGGAATACTGCCAAGTTGGCCACTGAGTGCACCACCTAATCCACCAGCCAAACTGCCGACACCAGGAACAGGAATTCCTGCACAGCATCCGGCGGCCGCGATGCACTGAACGCAACTGAGTATACTACATCCCATAGTAATGTATTTATGCTATTTTTTGGCTGGTCAGCCTATTATAACGTCGCAACTGCCGACGTTGATAGGACAACCACAAAGAGTAGGGTCGCCCATTCTGGCAGCAGGTTTATTGTCGATAATTACCGTACAACAACCCTTGACAATAGGTTGAGGAATTTTATGTAAACTTCTTTTACCATACGGAATATGCGGAACACAAATATCCCCGAGGCGTGCAGCTTGGGCATTATTGATAATCACTGTGCATGATCCGTTCATAATAGTGCCATTGATATTAGCACGATCTTTGCCCATTCTGGCTGCACCTGGCATGTTAGGCCTCGCTGGTGGTTACTGTGATATAATGGTCACGCATTTTGTCATGTGTATGACAACTGGTAATAACATGATCATTACGAAATCTTAAATTTTCACGATCAGGGTCTAGACCAAACATAGCTTGAATTAGACCAATACCTTCTGGACTGGTTACTACTACACAAGGCTTACGTAGTTCATAACTGCCGGTATCCTGCGTAACTAATTCGCCAACTATTTCATCACCACTGATCAATTTGATATTGATGATTTCACCTTGATTAAATCTATTTTCTACTAACATTAGATTTGTTCCTTTAATTGATTAAATGCTTCTTCGGTTAAACGGCTCAGTCCTGTATAACCATTTTCAACAAAAATTTTCCCGTCTAGATAAATCTGTGGCACTGTACGGTGTCCTTGATCAATTACAAATTGTTTTGCTTCACTATCTAGATCAATTCTTACTTCTTCGAATGCAACACCTTTAAGGCGTAGCAGATTTTTGGCCTTGTCGCAAAAAGCACAGTTGGCCTTACTATAAACTGTCAACATCTACTGTTTCTCCACTTCGATAACCAATCCACGATCTTCTACTAGATTTTCTATAACATCAGTTAAGGCATCTACTACATCTTCTGATAGTATAGTCACAGGTTCTTGATCTGTCTTTAATAACTTATAAACTCGAATCGTTAAGATTTCTTCATGTACTTTAGGCATTATAATATAGTTGCTTCCACTGTTGTAGTGCTGTTGGCATAAAACAAAGAATAAACATTACCGAAATAGGCAGTAAACACTGTTTCTAAAGCGGTTATGGTATTGCTGTCTACCAGTTGATAACCTGAAATGTTAGCAGTATCTTTGGCCAACCTACTAACACGCACTACAAAATAGTTATCAACTGTGACATCAGCCATCTAAATTAAGGTCCAGCGGTAGTAGTGGTTGTAGCTGGAGCCGATGTGGTAGTGGTGGTGGTTGTTGGCGCTGCTGTAGTTGTTGGAGCAGGTGGTTGAGTAGTTGAAATATAATACTCGGTTGCGTTATATGCTTCAACAATCACAGCATCAAGTCCTTCATATAAACTTGACACATATGTTTCTACTAGGCTAACAATGTTAGCATTTATTAGATTTACTGTTGATATATTGCCGTCGTCACGAATCAACAAACTTACCTTAAGTAGAATTCGTTCCTCATCAATTTTTGCCATTTAAATCTCCTTAAATATCAGGCAATTCTGCATAGTCTACAGAATCCGACATTACACCAATCACATAATTAGTACTTTCGGATTCCTGTAAAGCCGTTTGTTTTTTATTTATGTTTACATGCTTGTTGAACCAAGGGATCGGTGTGGTTTTGGGATGTTCCTCTAGGTATTTCACACTAATTTCACGTAATCTAATAAACGCTGTATAGTCCACAAAATCCTTCAGTATCTGAGAATTCAAGCCAATGACTACGCCTTTTTTGAACAAGTAGTCGGCCCAGTTCTTTTCTTCTTGAATCACTTCCTGATACATCTTGTAAACTTCATCTTTACATTCATAGGCGGCACGAGCAAATCTAGCATCATCACGTTGTACTTGATTGATCAAGTACGCCGTCCAATCAGCATGTAGGATTTCATCTTGTAAGATAAGAGCAATGATATTACCATTGCCAATAAAGATGCGATTCTCTACCATGGCCAAGCTGGTAGCAAAACTTACCATAAACCTTAATGCTTCTAGTGCATAACTGGCATTCAGCGCCATCCATATTGCCCGGATGTGATGACTTTCAGCGACATCAGTGCCTGTTTCCTTATAAGAGTTTAGCATGTGAAGACTGTCGTAGTACTTGCCTACATTTGCAGCCATGTCTACTATCTCTTGTGTCTCATGTATCTTATTGAATTCTTCTTTAGGTACACCATAAACATTGCGTATAATATGACTATAGCTTTTGCTGTGAATATTTGTTTCGAAAAAACTCCAGTTATTGACCAAGGCTTCTAGTTCGGGCACACTGACCACAGGATTAAAAATCTGCGCCGGGGCACGACCTTGTATACTGTCCAAGGCAGTTTGCCTAAGTAGGTTACTGGTAAAGATATGACGCACTGCTTCTGTGGCTTCTTTAAAATCGATTTTATCTTTGGTTAAAGTAATTTCCTCTGGTACCCAAAAGAATCCTCTGGCTGTTTCTTCAAACTTGGCAATCTTAGGATATCGAACTTCTTCAAATCTTTGTACTGTAACTGGTCCAGCTGGATCCAGAAACATGTTACGATTTAGATAGTCTGTGTGTTTGCTTAAATCATACTGCGCTATACTCATAATACACATGCCTCACAATTTTCTTGGTCTTCTTCAATTTCAATTACATTGGTCACTGTAGGTTCGACTTGGCTAACAACATTACTTAATTGATTTTTCGCTCCCACCTTATTGATTAGGCTGTAATACACAGTCTTAAGACCCCAGCGATGAGCCAACATTAGGTTTTTACTGATCAGTGTACCGGGCACCTTGTTACCAGCAAAGTAAGCCGGATTATAAAAAGTATTGGTACTAAGGCTTTGATCCACAAAAGCAGCCAGAACTGCTGCTGTTTTCAAGTAATCAACACAATCCCGCTGATCCCACATCAATTGATAACGATTACGCAGGCGGCGATAATCGGGCACAACCTGAACGAACGAACCTGCTTTTGATTCTTTCACCGATATCAATTCCATGGGCATTTCAATGCCATTGGTTGAATTCAGTACCACGCTGCTGCTTTCTACCGGAGCAACTGCCATCAAGGTGGCATTACGTATACCATGACGCTGTAATTTTGCTCGCAGTGGTTCCCAGTCAAGACTTGGACTAAAGTCCGTGAGCTCGTTTACCCCATTGGCGCGACGTTCCCAGGGAAAGATGCCCCTACCATAATAGGTCTGCGCCGACTTACTGCAAGCACCGCGCTCCTCGGCCAATTCTACACTCATCTCGGTTAGGTAATAGGCCTGATGTTCCATCCAACGCTTGACTTCCGCCAAAGCAGTTGGTTCGCCATACTTGAGTCCCTTACGGGCGTGCCAATATGCGAGGTTAGTGATACCCACCCCAAGTGGTTCAAAGTCCCTGTTAGCCAGTTCACTTTGAATACTTAGGAAGTCTTGATAGCCAAGTAAGTTGCTGAGACTGCGTACCAGT